GAAGTGTTCGGCAACCAGATTCCGAGTACCGACCCGGATGGTGATGGAGTGGCGTTCGAGCTGGCGCTGCGCTTCCCGGGCCAGCAGGCGACGGCTGCAGCTGTTGATCAGATCGAGTTACTGGGGGGAGGTGCAATCCCTTATCTTGTTGGGCATCTTGAAGATAATCGACCGCTCGCCTCCCCAGGCCTCGTAATGACGAATAGAGATCCTTCTGGATTTGAAAGTCGCCGCGAATACACCCCGGAGACTGTTCACGATGTAATTTCAGCAATACTCAATGAGGCTACTGGCCAGAGTTTTGTATTTGTATATAACGGCGGCACAGCAATAGAGCGGAAGAATAACGCATCTCAGTGGGTGCTTTGGTGTCAAAAATCCTTTCCAGATATGCGAGATATTTGCGCAAAAAAACGAGCCACTCCCGAAAAATCCGAGCCAGGGCAAAGTCGAGACTTCGCCTCGCAAGGGCTCCGTGGATCGCAAGGAATCAGGCCTCGACATTCACTAGCGGGTTGCTCGATGGAAGGGATGCACGGGTCGTAGCCCATGCAGTCGCGACAAGGGGTTTTTTATCGAGGGGGGGGGGGCACACAGCCACCTCACAACTGGGATGCGGATAGTCGAGCCGATATCGACGCAGGTGCAATCGAAGCGATGCATGAGACGCTGGGCAACCGGCCTACAGGCTGCGGCTGCGGGGGATAGAATGATGACCTGGACGCTGCTTGCCTTCTACGCTGTTCTCGCGGTGCTTACGTATTTCGCAATGACCGGCAGAACTCCTACCAGACGGCTGTTATCCGCGATTGGAATAGCTGCCGTTCAGATTGCTGCGCTTGTGTGGATTCAGATCATTGCCAGAGCGCTGGGGTCGCAGTCCACTCATGGATCTTATTCCATCGGAGTCGGTGAAATCTATCTCGCCATACGCCCCATTCTCTTGTTCAACGTGGCAGTTTGCATTGCGCTTGTTCTGATATTTTTGACTGCACTATCGGGAAAAAAGGCAGCTGGCAAGTAGGTTCCCGCGCTTCAACTTGCGAGGGCAGGCTTGTCTTTGGAACAGACAGTGGCGGCGAGAAATGCTCTGAAGTCCTACTATCGTGGTCGCCCACTGGATACTCTTTTGCCGAAGATCAGTAACAGGTTCGGCTATCCCGTAGCACAGGAAATACTGGCAAAGAATGGGGGCGACGCTGCCCGGGCCATTGCGCGATCTGGGAGCACAAGTCTCCCGTGGACGCTCGGCTTGGTTGGTACTGGTCTCGGCCTTCGCCGCGATCTGCTGGTTCAACGGCAACCTGTGGGCGCTGGCAGCGATTCCGGTCGCATTGGGCATGTCTCGGGTGGCTTGGCCGGTGCCGCGTGGCCGGTGGGCCTTCTACGGCTACTAAGTTGGGCATCTGGCCTGTCTTGGGCTGGTGGCGCTTATACTGCCGCCGTGAGCGCCAGCCATTTCCTTGGCGCTCAAGCATCAGGGGGATGCCATGTTCACAAGGATTGCAGCTGGATTGCTGCTGTGTGCGCTCGCCGCGCCTGCGGTCGCCCAGCAGATTTACAAATGCGTCACCAAGGCCGGAACCGAATACCAGTCAGCGCCGTGCGCCAACGGCGAGGCGGCCAAGACGTGGGCCGTGGAGGTCGCGCCTCGATCTGAGGGCGTCATTGAGAATGAGCGCCGCCTGGACGCAATTCGACAGCAGAATTCAGCGTCTATCGCGCCCCGACCTGCACCAACGCAGCCTGTCTATCGGAACGGCGGTGGTGGCGCACGCCTCCACAACATTTCTCAGTACAGGGACCCGGAAGCATGCGAAGCCGCCAAGGCCGAGCGAGAGCGTGTTTTCCGCATGTACGGTTCTAACCGGCCTTACATGGTCGGCCGCCGCATGGATGACATGGTTTGGTCGGCCTGCAAGTAGGCCGCTTGCATATATCACTGGCCTCGCCAGATCCTATCCAGAAGACAAATAGACGCCATGCCAATATCCATCGACGCCAGGCTAAAGGTGCGCTTGCCGGCCACGGTGGTTACAAAGGTTGTCGAGACGCCCAAGACTAAGGAGAAGCTTCCTGCGGGCGTTCAGTACATTCTGGACATGGCGGCCAGTGCCAGGGCGAGGCACGCCGGGTGGTACGGTCAGCGCGACATCGTGGAGTTTCGCGCGTCAGGCGGCGGGCAAGTACTCGATCGATTCACCACGGAGCAGCTGTGGGCGCTGGGATGGTCTGTCAAGCGCACCGAATTCGGCGTGTTACTGAGCGCTAAGGGGCATGAGATTATCGCCACGACTTGGCCCGTGGACCCGTTTGGCGAGCAGTCCGATGCTACGACCGCGCGCATAAAGGCTGCGGCGGGGTCGCCTGTGACGAGCGCGAGCGAGACACAGCCGACCACCGCCGCGGCGAACGGGAGCACCCTAATTGCAGTTGGGAAGCGCCCCTTGGGCACGTTCCCGGAGACGCCTCCGTATCCGGCAAGCTTCTAAATTGCGTGAGTAATGCGCAGAGCACGGGGATGTCTCTTACGGTGAGGAAGTGCCAAAAATCACTCTTTCCGCACTAAACATGATCAGAGGCACATACTGAGCCACAATGTCCTCTGAAGCCGACAGCGGCACGTGACACTCCTCGCGGGAGTAGCGATCCGTTGAATGAACGATGGCGTTTCGAATGTGCTTCAGCGCTTTCGCCACGTTTCCGATTACGTGGCCGGGTTGTTTCGATACAACCAGCTCTCCCCCGAAGACGCGTCTCTTCTTCGTATAAACGTTCTCGCCCCACTCCCGTTCAACCCTCTCAATGAGTGAGATCATCTCGCGCTCTTCGACGTATCTGTCAAGCACGTTTCTCAGCAGCTCAGTTTCGTCACTCCTTCGCTCATCGCCCTTGACGATCGACGACCTTGTCAAGCGTTGCCGTCGTCGTTTTGAAGGATGGATCGTTCAGAACGACCGCTAGACGTGCATGCAGTTTGGTTTCTGCAACCCTGAGGAAGTAATACTCAAGACAGTTGTAGAACGCCAGAAAGGATTGACTGGGATAGGGTGACGACTTCGCAACCTTATAAAAGCTCACCACGTTGGTGTCGTAGGAAGCTTTCGGAATCTGCAAGCCCCCCTCACCAGACGATCGGTCATTGAAGCTCCAGTACTTCCGGGGCTGCCATATTTCCAAGCATTCGTCCATCTGCATTGCAAGGGCGAATAGCGAAGACCTGATTGACCCAATTGCCGTTTCCTCCAAGTTTGGAGGGATGGCCTTTCCTTTCCGCTTGAAACAACCCGAGTATGTCCTTGGTACCAATTCGCTAACAGAAATATTCCTAAGCTGAGTACTGCCAATTCGATTCAGCATCCTCTCGATATGCTGCGCCGGAATAGCATCCGCCTCTAGCAGACTCATGGCGAAGGCGTTAGTCGACGGCCCGATTACAACCTCGTCCCCATTTGCGGAGGCTAGGTTGATTGGATCACGGGAGCGAGGGCCCTGCGAGAGTGCGAGCGGTACAAGCTGCACCTCAATTGAGTTGTTGACCTGAAGAATCCTAGTCTCAGGCTTGAAAGATCGACTCCGGGCGCCCTGCATTCGGGAGTAGTCCGCCTCGAAGGTCGGGTCAGCTTTAATGGTGAGGTCGTGCTTTCCCTCTCGCACCAACACAATTGAATCCGCTGTGAGGCTCACACTCAAGCCATGCTTCACAAGCTTGTTATAGAAAACCTCGAGAAACGTCATCCCGCCCCCATACAGGTCTGTGTCCAGGCGATTGTACTCGGGCGTGGGGGCAGCGCCCCTGCGGAAGCGCCTCACACGCGCTGGCGAGGTATCGGCCCCGGTAAGGGTAGGGCTGCCGCCACCGGAACGGCGTCAATTCCAGCCAACGCCACCGCCGAACTCTGCTTGCGCCGGGTCATCACATCCCGCAGATTGACGACAGTGGCGGGATGATGATGGATTCTGGCATCTTGATTGCGCACGTCTCTGGAACTATTGATCGACCACACCGAGCGTGCAGCCTCCATCAT